CTGCTCCACCTATTTCACCCGTGTCTTTCTACGCTTACGCGTTGTCCGAGGCTCACACGGATCCTCGATCGAGAATCCAGTTGGCCTTTTCCCACATGATCTCAATGTCGTTCTCGAGATTGGTAGGACAATTCGTGCTTGTGTACTTGTGATGCGGATCCGCGGGAAGCGGATTCCTCTTGCCGTATTGATGAGCGACCCAAGCTTGAAGCCAGGAACCGGCCTCTCGCTGAATCATGGTCATCGGCTCTGGAGCGACATGCTCGAACTCGATGCCAATTTGGTCGTTCTGACTCGGGCGGCCCTTGTCGCCGAGAGTGTGCGCACTTACGACCATGCGACGATGCTGAATCGCACGAATCGTTCGCCACCGACCCTGATAGATCTCCCCGTTTCGACAAACCGTGAAGTTCTGGCCGGTGTCGTTCCACCCACGACCCAACGGCTCGGGACGCATGTGAAATTTCTGGAGAGAACGAACGTACAGTAGGGCTTCGAGATGCGACTCGTCTTGAGGACGACTGATCTCGGCATGATGACCAGCCGTGTGATGGATGATGCATCGATCCGCCGGGTCTGGTGTCCAGATGATCGAATCGAGACCGTTTCTGGGCAGAACTGCGCCCCAAGAAGGACAATCGATGATGCGAAAGTCCACCTCTACCTCCTTACGCTAATCACTCATCTTTCTCTTTGTCAAGAAGTCGCTCCATCCGCTCGTCCCGATCCGCATGTTTCTTTCGTCGAAAAGATCGAATCCAAACCAAAACTATGATGACGCCGAGCGGGCCAAAAGCGAGACTGAATACAACCACCGGTTGATCGAGGTTTGGAAATGACATGGCCCTCCCAAAGCGTTCTTATGTGAGGTAATGCAACATGCGCAATACACCTTCAAGAGATGCGATGAACGCGAAAACAAACAGAAACATTTTCTCTCTACGGGACCAAGCTTGTCTATTAGCTTCGCTTGCTTCTTTTAGAGCTTGAGCCGCTAACCTTGCGGCCGCTTGATCGGTCTCAAGCTGATGTAGTCGCCAACGAATTGTTTGGCGAGCTCCACGAGCCATAAAGATGGGGGCTCCCCCTAGTTCAGCAACTACAGCAGCAACGTCATGGTGTAGCTCTTCAAGCTGTGCCGTATTTTTTGTTACTTGAACAAGAAGATCAGTTTGTCTCAGTTCTAGACGTTCGAGTCGATCCTCACTAAGCTCTGCCATCCATGACCTCGCCGTTGTTTACCACAACGTTGTATCACCAAGACTTCTAGAAACCGGTCGTATTGGAAGACCCCCCGCAGACCCATAGTGAATTGCGTTGTGCGTCCGCAGAGATGTGGTGATCAGGAAGTTCGGGTCCAGAATTTCCTCGGAACCGTGCTCGATGTCTTCGACAGTTACGGGGTTCATGTGATGAATCAGCAACCCAAAGCGAAGCTCATAGCCAGGAACTCCCAGATCACACCCTTGATCTCGGAATATCACGTAGTCTCGGAGCGTCTTCCACTCTCGCGACTTGTAAAAGCGCTGGTTCACCCACCGGTCGTAACCGAACGTCTCTCTTCCGACTTCACCAACGAGCTTCAAGTATTCGAATCGTTCCTCGAACGTTGTGAAGCATCGAAGATCGGAATATGTCCTAGTTCTCGCCATTGGAATCCAGCATAGTTCCTGAATACATCCGCATCGCGTCGAGAGCCTTCATGTACAGCTCTTCGACCCGCTTCTGAGACTCGATAGCTTCGATCTTCACCCGAGTCAGCTCGTTCTCGTGCTCAAGTCTCTGCTGCTCGAGCTTCTCTCGCGAGGAACCCAGCTTCAGGAAGTGCGTGATGACTTGAGACGATGCCGAGCCCTCTCGAATTTGCCTTTCGGCAAGATCGTGTGCTAAAGACACCATCTCAATCTCACGACCTTCAGGAGTAGTCGCGGGTCTGCGGCGACGCGGTGTTTCCTCAGATTTCCTCCGCCTCGCGGGCACACGACCTCCTTCCTAAGTTCGAACCTATGCGCTGGGGATCAGTCCGGCGTCGCGAAGGACGTCGAGGATCTCGTTGATCTTGTTTCGGGCCGCAACAGCTTCGGCCTGCACGTATGACGAACCCGGCGACGCGAGATCGGCGATGGCGGCGTGATCGGACGTACGGGCGAGCTGATCGTCGACAGCGGCGTCGACAGCGGTTTCGTGCGGGACGCGCGTGTCGCGATGGGCGTGCTCTCCACCTGGATTGCTCATGACTCTTGGTTTCCTTTCGGTTGAGTGGTGTACGGATGACTTTTCTAAGGAAGAGTTTCGATGGTGTAAAAAACCTTTACGCGGCCACTGTTGTCGACGTGTCCACCACCCAACACGCCAAGTGCTGCTGCTTCAAGAACCAGCGCGAGATTCTCACACTGAGAGGCATCCAAGTAATTAGGTCCTTGATAGGTCGGAAGTTGCGACATGGCTTTCTCACCGTCTCCACCAAAAAGATACGGGATCTCCCCCTCAGTGAGTGAAACAGAAGCTGACGATTGATCGGAATATGACACGGCCAGCGTTCCATTACCAACACCGGTATAAGGGTGATCTGCAGCCGAGATCGTGATGAATCCACCCAAATAGTTTAGGAAGAAACCAACACCCGGAGCGTCAACCAGGTCTACGCCCTCACCCAAACCGCTAGCGCCCAACGCCAAGATTTGTTCGTTGGATAGAATGATGGACTCGGAGAGAATTCCCGAAGAACTATGCTCTACCTCAACCTCCCGACCCCCAGGACGCCTTATAGCTTTAACGAAAAGACCCATGACTCTCGGTTTCCTTTCGGTTTCGTGATGTACGGAAAGACTTCAGCCCAAGTTTCATGAGGTCAAATGTCATTTGTTTATTTGAAAAAGTCCCCCCGGGGTTATTTTTGGGAGCCGGGCGATGAAATAGGGGGTGTTGAATTTCACAACCCCCCTCCCCCTTTTCAAATCTCTCCACTTCACGATCGAATCTTCAAACAGAACGAACGTGAAGCTGCTTCTTGATCACGAATTGAATCTTGAACACGACGAAGAGATCCAACAACATCGTAACGATAAGAAGAATCAGATTAACGACCATCTCTTGTCACCTTGACCCACATTCCCGACACGTTTTCGGTCACAATCTCTTCGATTGCTTGATGGAGCGCGAGCTGTTGCTCAGACTCAGACAAATCGTCAGACACTTGTGACACCCTATCGAGGAACGCACAGGTGTTGTAGCCTAAACGAATGTCATACGAATTCCACGCATCGAAGTCAGTAAAAGGATCGAAGGGATTGTCGACAGTAGTCAACATAACTTCTGGTGTGTCGAAAGGTTCAGTCATCAACCCTCCTCAAGAGCTACCTTGAGTGTGGTCACACCTACACCCAACGCATCCGCTACTTCGGCTTGTGTATAGCCAGACTTAAGCATGGTCTGAGCCCTAGACTTTGCTGTTGATGTCATAAGCTTTGCCTTCTTAGGCAGAGCTAGCTTCTTGACCGATTCGATGTCACTATTGGTTAGGATCTCTTTTAGCTTGGTGTTACTGATGGCTCCTGCTTGAATGGCATTCCACTCATCCTGCGCCACCACAACACGATGCTTTGCTGCGCCCGTTGCTATACGGGCATTCGTTAGCTCGATTTGCTTGAGCTTCTTCACATCATCTTCATCCATGTCTGGATTGGCCTGCCTCTTAACAGAGACGGCTTGCTGGGCCAAACGCTGGGCATGTCTTTCGAGGGGGGCGTTTGCTTTGGCGACGGCCAGTTTAGAATTAAGGGAGGCCACTTCTTTCGAGTACACGGTCTTTGCGTTCGGATCATAGGGCGTTGACTTTGTGTGAACCGCTTCCAGCCTGGCTTGGTTTGCCAGTCCCTTCAATCGATTCGAATGCTCCGCATAGATGACCTCCATCGTGTGGGGAATAGGCTTCGTAGCGAGCGAGAACGCGTCTTTGGTTTCAGCCAACTGTCTCGACTGCTGCTCAATCGGAACCCTTTCTCCTGTCTCCACAAAGGTGCGCTTCTTTGTGACTGGGTCGATTTGAACTCGTCTTACGGGTCGAGTCCTACCAGTAGGCACAAAGATCTTCTCACCAGTTTTCAAGTCGATCGGTCCACCTTGACTAGGCTTCTGAAGCCTCTTCTCTGGGATGCGTATCTTGGCATTGGCCTTACTCAGAAGCGTAGACGCACCTCTGTTTCCACCACCCTGATAACGCTGCTTAAGTTCCCGAATGTTGAATTCCCTTTCGGAAGCCTTAATGTCGAGACCATGCTTTTCGGAATCGATGACGACCATCGAATGACGAACAGCACGAGAGAGATGCTCTGAACTCGCTCCCTGAAGAGACATGTCTGTAATCAGATTCGAAACACGCCCCATCTGCTTCTGCTTATCGGCAGCCAACTTCTTCTTGTTTTCATCTTTCAGAAGTGGAGAATCAGCAGGAAGCTTGTAGCGTTGCGGGTCAAAATCTTTCAACCCCTCAAGTGGGGCAGCGCTTTTGACTAGTCCGCTATGGTTCGGGATGACAAGAACGGTGTCCCCATCGAAGTCGGCACCCGACAAACGTTCGGCAACTTTGTGATGCACACCAACCGTATCCACCGCATCAGTACCCAGAAGAGATCGAGCCTCACGATTTCGATTGTTCACCGTCAGCTGAGGAATCTCAAATGGTCCGGCATGAGGAAACCGAACGAGAGCCACTCTATCGCCATTGTTCAACGACGGAATGTAGATCTCATGCTCCTTCATAGACGGAACCGGAAGCAGAACCTTGGTGGACTGTTTAGGAAGAGCCGCCGCTTTGAGATGCACGGCCGCTGAGTCCGTAGAATCAGCGAACTTCATGAGCAGCTCTTTTCGAACGGTCGGATTTGTGAGAGAGGAGATCTCCTCGAACTCCTTCTTCCGACGTTCATAGGTCACACCTAATTGCTGCTTAGCCAGATCGGGGCTTTGCTTAGAGAGCATCTGAGACGGAAGGTTTCTCGACCACGTATCCCAAGCTCCCTCTTCGCCAGCCCCTTCCTTGGCTCCAACACGATTCAAAGCCGACGTGACCTTCCCCGTTTTCGGATCACGAACCTGACGTGTGATAGCTCCAAACGGATTGGTCGGATCGTCTTTCAACGGCTTAAGAACATCCATTTTGTTTCCCGTGTTTCCCTTATTGGTGTTGAACACGAGATCGACGCCGTGCGGGAGATCGTCTTTGTATACGGCCATCCCCTTGAGGTAATGCGTCCCATCGACCGCGATGCGAACCTGAGCGTAACGAGACTCGCCCATGGACAAATCCTTCACTCCAGGACGAACGTAAATCACGCCGTCCGCTTTGTCTCCGCCGTCTTCCTTGTAGTTGATGGCGATTCGTTTTGAACTGATGGCGATCGGAGGTTCGGGTTTGAAGAACGTTCTCCCACGATCCTCAGAGTAGTCGTTGATCTGCTGGATGTTCCCTCGATTGGCGTTGACCTCGGCGAGAGATATACCCGGCTTCACCAGGATCTTCTGGCGAGTGAACTGATTAACGCTGCTCAACTGCGGCTGCTGAATCGAATGAACTTGATAGCCCTCTTCTTTCAGAACCGCAACGGCCGTGTTCATCCGAGTCGAAGTAACTCCAAGTTGAATCTCCGTACCACGACCAATGTCGACGTACTTCTTTTTATCGACGTGCTCTCGCAAAACATTAGCCGTGTTCTGGATCGCGTCGGTCTTCTCTTTCTCACCAGGAGAGAGCAGAGCACGAACCGAAGACTCGGGTTTGTTCATGATCTTTCCGATCTCCGTGTATCCGTATCCCTTTTCCCTCAACTTCTCGGCCTGAAGAATGCTATCCTGCTTAACCCGAGCGTTCTCGATCGACTTTCGTGCCCTGAACTCGGTTGTCGTCATTCCGTGATATCTAGCGATCTCGGTATCCGACATTCCGTCTTTCTTGTTCTGCTTGATGACTTCAAGAAAGCTTTTGTTTCGAGTGGTCTCAGGTTCTCCAGATCCCCACGGATATCGACCGGAATGGCGGGGGGTTCCGTAATGCTCTAGGTGTTCTGCCTTTATGCGAATTACGACGCCTCCTCTCGCTTCCGGTGTTCAAGAACGCGGTCGAACTCTACGATCTTGTCCACGATGAACATGATTACTTCCGGGTCAGGGCGCAGGACTGAAACTTCGTCGGCCTGATAGATCCGCAATTCGATCTTGATCTTGAGCGGGTCATGGCCGTATTCGAGACAGAAAAGTGCCGCATAGGTCTCAAGCTGATGAAACGAAGCCGTCACTTTCCCGGTCTTCAGATCATGGATCCGAAGAAGATTTCGAAAGAAACCGATCGCGTCGGGAGTACCGAAGCAGTTCTCTGAATAGTACAAGACCTGCTCAGTCTCCATCCGATACCGAATGGCATCGTTGATGTATTGCCCCACAGTACCGATCAGACCGGATTCTCGTTTAGCCTTGATCTCCTGTTGAGCATAGTCGTGTTGCATGTTCCCGTAAACGCCTGCTTGTGCGGCGGTCCATCTTTCCAGCAGACGCGCATGGTTGTAGTTGATCCAGTGGTACTGACTAGGACTCAGAAATGCGTGTTCGCCTTGGAGGTTTAAGTGCCTGTTCCAGCGCATCCAAAACCTCCTTCTCGTTTTCGGGGTAGATGTAGGCAGCGAATGACATCTCGCCCAACCGTTCCACGAAGTGGTCTTGGTTGGGGCGCGTCGGAGCTGACCTAGAAGCCTTCACTTCCAGAGACGCCCATCTCTTATTGTACAAGATGAACAAGTCCAAGATTCCCTGATCCCGAAAAGCATCGCCTCTCAAAATCAGACAACCAGGAAACCTCTGATTTAGCTTCTGGACAAGCTTTGCTTGATACTGCGCTTCGGTCATCAGCTTCTCTTTCGCGAAGAAAACAAGGTGTTATTCTCCTTCCTTCTACTAGACTCCGCGAAATTCCTACTAACTAATAGCTAATCCTCCAAGACGCGAAACTCTTGATACGTGGGCCAAACGTAGGTGCGATTCAAAATCGAAAGCACCAGATCCTCCTCGAGTAGACCATACTTTTTCGAGCACTCGAATGAGTTCTCACACACCTCCTTAGTCTTCACATCCACGATGGGTTTGTTGATCGGGTTCTCATATCGCCGAATGAACTGGCGGTTGTATCTCACAGCAAACCAGCGCGGACGCCAAACAAGATTATCGACCCGATTATTACGCCGATCCCCATCCAGGTTGATTGGCGTGTCGAACGGCTTCGTCGGTTTAGCCAGAAATGCT